AGAGCCAGACGATTTGGTGAAGAGCAGCCAGAAGATATGGTCCCGTTGCCTTTGGAAGAAATACAATTAGGTGATTCACAACCTGTTAAACGAGCTAGCGCCGTGCCACAGGAAAAAGTTTTTGACGTTCAGCCTATGGAAAATATTTTTACTGGAGAGGTAGAACAAGCAAATCTTAAATTACCTTTCTATAAATTATTTACTAAGCCTCCTGTAAATGAAACGGCACCTATACCTACACCAAAAGAAAAACTTGGTAACCCAACAAAGAAACAAAAAGAAAGTTTAGAGCAAGAAAAACTTAATAAGGAGCAAGACTTTTTTGATCCAACACCTGAAGATAATGCAAAAGTAGATTTAGGTAGCTCGACAGATGTGGCAGTAACACCTAAAACCAATCAAGCACTTACAGGTGTATTTTATTCTGATGTTGAAAGAGCATTACAAAGACCTGACACACCAGCTATATTTCCTAACAAAAAAGCATTACTTGATTTCTTGGCTAAGAATAGAATAAAGAAAACAGAATTAGATGATTATGGCATTAATAATTTACTACAAGGTTTTGATGACGTAACACCAATACCTAAACTTAGAGTTATACAACAAATTAGATCAGCTCCTGTTAGAGGTATGCATGTACATGCAACTGGTTATAAATCTGAACTCATAGATACTTCTGACAGAGGCGCCATACCTGTAGCCTTTGATGGATATAGAGAAGATGGCTTCTTGCCTGGTACTCAATCTGAAAGAGTTTTATTTATACCAAAAGATAAATTACCTGGTGATACAGGTGGAGCACCACAAACTATTTTTCAAGGCGAGAGTATTGCTAATCATAATTTTGGTATAGCCAATGAATCAGATGCTTACATAGTAGGTTGGACTAGGTTAACAGAACGTCAAGCAATATTACCAACAAAATTAGCAGCACCGCAAAAAGCATCCAAGGTACCTGGTCTTACTCGTGAGAGAGAAAGAGCACAAAGACAGGTTGCAGGTTTATACGCAGAAGCGATAAACAAGTTAAATAGAGAAGGTGTAAGAAGAGGTTTAAATCAAGCAGATTTAGATCTTATTAACGAATTATCTTTTGAACAAATGCTTACGGATTATGGTGACACATTAAATGAATTAAGCCCTGGTCTAGTAGATCAGATAGATGAGCTTATAGTAAAAGTAAGAGATTTAGACAGTGAGATTGCAAAAGGTTCTACAGTTGATACAAGCGGAGTTGTTCGTGTGCAGTTTGTAGATGAGATACAATCAGACATAATGCAAGCAGCAGCAGCGAGAAAACAAAAACTTTTAGCAACACTTAGAAAAATTCAAGAAGAAGGAAGAGAGTCTACGACATTACCTGAGCTTGACAGAATAGGTAATGAAGCACTAGCTTTTTTTGAAGAAAACAAATCAGTATTCAGACCACTTGGAAAAACAGATGCTGAGATAGAAACCTTTAGAGATAGTTTAAGTAAGATAGATGCAGAGATTGATGACATAATTAATAGGTTCGTTGAGACTAGAGAAATATCTGATGTAGAGATAGCAAGGGTTAAAAGTTTACTAACAGATAATATTGACTCTATGATTAAGGACTTAATAGTTGTCAGTGACAAAACATACGAAGGTTTATTTCCAGATCTACCATTTAAGAAACGTGAAGAATGGGCAGATGCATTAATTAAGAAAGATTTATTTGAATTAGCTTATCGTAAGTTTGTTTTAAAAGATCCAAACACGCCAGATTATTATGCAGTTACGCCAGATGAACTTGTAATAAAAAGATATAACTTCAAGGGTAATTCAGCGACACCACAAGATTTAAGAGAACGAGATAAGCAAAGACAAATTGATAGATTCATGGCTAGAGGAGAATTTGTCGGATCAGAATATAAAGGTATTGGTATGTCAGAGTTTTATGGTGGACCTAATGCTCTTTCAAATGTAAAGGATGCGGATGGAAAAGCAAAACACTACACTTCTGTCATAGAAAAAATATTAAAAAACCAAGCTAAATCTAATAACTCAGAATTTACGGTTTTAAATGTACAAACTAAAAATGGGTCACAGGATGTTTATAGAATAACAGATCAAAATGGTAACATGGTAGCTACTCTTTCTAACAGAGGACAAGCAGACCGATTGGTTGAAAATAATCCAAACTACGTAATACAAACAATAAGAGTGCCAGATGAAAAAAGCACAACTCCATCTTTTGCTATTAAAATTACAGAAGAAATGCTAGAACCATACAAAACACACAAAGCCAGAGGTGGACTAGTTGAGATGATTGATATATTTGAGGTAGCTTAATGGTTGTAGAAAAAAGAATTACAGGTGAACCAACAGGATTAGAGACTGAATCTATTACAATAGAAACACCTGATGAATCACTGACAGTAGAGAATGTCGAAATGACAGACGATGGTGGAGCTATCGTAAATCCAATAGCCGATGAAATTGATAGTGAATTTGATCAAAATTTAGCTGAACTAGTAGCTGATGAAGATTTAACGGACATATCTTCTGATTTAATTAGTGATTACAAAGAAGATAAATCGTCCAGAGAAGAGTGGCATGATGCATACTCAAAGGGTCTAAAACTATTAGGATTTAATTATGAAGACAGATCACAGCCTTTTCAAGGAGCAAGTGGTGTAACTCATCCTTTACTTTCAGAAACAGTCACCCAATTTCAAGCACAAGCATACAAAGAATTATTACCTGCCAATGGTCCTGTAAGAACACAAATAATTGGATCATCAAATGCACAAAAAGAAGAACAAGCACAAAGAGTACAAGAGTTTATGAATTATCAGATAATGCATGTAATGGAAGACTTTGATCCTGATCTTGATCAAATGTTATTTTACTTACCTTTATCTGGATCGTCGTTTAAAAAAATTTATTTTGATTCTACTTTAGATAGAGCAGTATCAAAGTTTATTCCTAGTGAAGACGTTGTTGTACCTTACACTGCAACTGATTTGACTTCAGCAGAGAGAATTACTCATGTTTTAAGAAGAAATGAAAATGATATTAGAAAATTACAAGTACAAGGTTTTTACAGTGACGTAGAGATAAAAGAACAAACTGAAGAACCAAATAGTCAGATTAGAGATGCAGTTAATAAATTAGACGGAGTAAGACCAACAGGTAGCTCGTATAGTAATGATAATTACACTTTATTAGAGATACATTGTGAACTTGATATACCTGGTTTTGAAGATCCTGATGGTATTAAATTACCTTACATAGTCACAATAGATGAAGGTTCTCAAAAAGTTTTATCTATTTATAGAAACTACGATCAAAAAGATCCTTTAAAGAAAAAGAAACAATATTTTGTTCATTATAAATTTTTACCGGGTCTAGGATTTTACGGTTTTGGTTTAATACATATGCTAGGTGGTTTATCAAGAACTGCCACAGCAGCTTTAAGACAATTACTAGATGCAGGTACTTTAGCAAACTTACCTGCAGGGTTTAAAGCAAGAGGATTAAGAATAAGAGATGACGATAATCCTATACAGCCAGGAGAGTTTAGAGATGTTGATGCACCAAGTGGAGACTTACGTGCAGGCTTAATGCCGTTACCATACAAAGGAGCAGATGCTACATTATTTCAATTGTTAGGTTTTGTAGTACAAGCAGGACAACGATTTGCTTCTATTGCAGATCAAAAAATTGGTGACTCCGTAGCAGCTAATGCTCCAGTAGGCACAACTATGGCTTTGATAGAGCGAGGCTCTAGAGTAATGAGCGCTATACATAAACGATTGCATTATGCACAGAAGATAGAATTTAATTTATTAGCAAAAGTTTTTAAAGATTTTTACTCTCCTATGTATCCATACGAAGTAGGACAAAACGCAGTTCCAAGTATTAAGTCTGGCGATTTTGATGAAAGAGTTGACATAATGCCTGTATCCGATCCTAATATTTTTTCCATGTCACAACGAGTTACCTTGGCACAGACACAACTACAAATGGCTCAAGCAGATCCTAATCAACACAATTTATACGAGGCATATAAAAGAATGTATCAAGCTCTTGGAGTAAAAGACATTGATGCAATATTACCAGTGCCAAAACCAGACGCACCTAAAGATCCTGGTTTAGAAAACTCTGATTCTCTAATGGGTAAAAAACTTGTAGCCTTTAGAGGACAAGCTCATCAACAGCACATAGAAGCACATAGAGTATTTATGTCTTCAATGTTAGTCAGAGCAAATCCTCAAGCTAGTACTTTGTTACAAGCACATGTTATGGAACACGTATCTTTATTAGCTAGAGAGCAAGTAGAAGCTCAAATGAATCAAGTTATAGAACAAGAAGCTCAAAAATATGGAGGGCAAATACCTCCTGAGTTACAATTAGAGTTCCAAAAACAAGTCGAAGTACAAGTTGCTGACCAAATTAGTAACTTTATTAGCGAAATGTTTATAGAAGAACAGCAAGCGATGCAGCCACAAGGTCAAGATCCACTAATTTCTCTAAAAGAACAAGAATTACAGCTAAGAGCGCAAGATATTCAACGAAAAGCACAAAATGACCAGTCGAAAATAGAACTAGACAGTGCTAAATTAGACCAACAAGCAAAATTAGCGCAAGATAAAATAGATTCTAACGAAGATATTGCACAATTGCGTGCAAATGTTAACTTAGATAAACAAAAAAATTAAAAAATGTTAAACGCAGAAGAAAAATTAGCAGATTACTACGAAAAACTTATGCATATTGCAAAAAATAGTAGTAAAACAGAAGAAGATAGTATACTTTTGGCAGGTGCCATGATGGCAGCGTCTAGAGTTTTGTTTTATGAACATTTAAATGCTAAAGATGCAAAAAATTTGTTTGATCAGGGTGGTCTTGATCTTATTGAACTGATAAAACCAACGATACACTAATGAATTTTAAAAAAACAAAAACGGAAGTAGTAAAAACACCTAACCCTTTTCCAGCTATGAAGACTGCTTCAGACGCAGCTATAGTTTTTGCACCTTTTGTTGTTAAAGATAACAAAGGTCCTGGACCAAAAGGGCAGACTAGTAGGCAACAAATCAAAAAAGTTGCTTTCAAAGGTGTAAAGTAATAAAACACTCTTCAAAAAGGAGGTTTGCATGAACTTACTAAAAGATCTTTGGGCACATTTAAAAGAATGGTCTGATTGGAAGATGAAAGATTGGATTAAAGCGGCTATTGTCGCAATAATAGTTATAGTGATCATAGGAGCAATCTAAATTTATGTGGCAACTATTAGCTAAACCTTTACTTGGCGTCGTCGCAGATGGCGTCAAGGGTTTTGTAGACACCAAAAAAGCAAAACAAGAATTAAAACTTACAACAATAAAAGCGACCCAGAAACTTAAAGAAGACCAGATTGCTGGTAAAGTTGCATGGGAACAAAGTGCTGTTGATCAAATGAAAGGATCCTGGAAAGATGAGGTAGCTTTAATTGTTCTACTTCTTCCAGCCGTTTTAGTCTTCACGCCTTTACAAGAACACGTGCATCGTGGGTTTATCGCACTACAAGACCTGCCTGCATATTATCATAATTTGTTATACATTGCGATTTCTGCGAGTTTTGGCATTAAGGCTGGATCTAGCGCAATCGGATTATTTAAAAAGAAATAAAGGAGAATATTATGGTTGATCACACACATGAAGAACACATCGTAGGTAAAAGCGGTGACTATACAGCTAAGGGTAATATAGGCGATACTTGGGAGAAAAGTGCATACACTGGAGGAGTATCTGTAAAAGGATCTGCAACTCT